TGGGCTGCCGGGTTGAGAGGGCAAAAGAAAAGGCCGGGGAGCCAGATGCCCACGGCCTTGATTGGCTTAACGATTCAAAAAATATTTCTGCTCCAGGGAACCGTAAGTTTTCGGTTCGGATACACCTACAAGGGTGCCGTTTCGTAACTTCCAGAGATTTCTGTATCCTCCCAATCTCGCTGGGCTATAAAGTGGAGCTTTGACATTACATGCCTCCGAGGATGCGCGCCGCGCGCATGTAAGAGCCAAACAACCTGTCAAAGGGGGTAGCGCCAACTTCGTAGCAGTATACGCTGGCGCTGAGCTTAGTTGCAAGTTCCGGATGGTCCTTAAGCGAGGTGTGACTGAGGATAGACTCAACAACCCCTTCGAGCTTGGTGAGCAGTATCCGAGCCACCTTGCGCTCACAGTGCTTGCAACGCTGATCCGCAGGCGTGTTGCCAAAGTGGATAATGCTGAGTGTGACGGGGGACTGACTGTTACAACCGCAAATGCAGTGCATCTTCATGACAAGCTCCCTAGCGGATGTTGACCGCGTACTGGTAAATGTCTCGCCGGGGTAACACGCAACTACGCTGAAATAATTTCTTTTGCTGAAATGTAGGCGTTAGTTGTATTTTTTCTTTGCCACGCTCCGTTTTTCGGACTCCATTTCCAGCCATGCCGTTTAAGCGTTGTGATGGTATCCGGACCAGGTTTGCCGGGAAAAAATATCTGCACTCGGTCGAGTTCAACATTTCTCATGATTTCGATACCATCATGGATTTCGCTGGTGCTTTCCTGCGGTTCCTGCGGCATCATACCGGTGAGAGACCATACCTTATGGCGTTGCGTAAAACCTTTCCCCTCGAGGTGTCCAGACTGCCATTTTTTCAGAAAATCCAGTGCATTCTGAACCATTTCCGGAGCATTGTGCTTGGCCCAGGTCTGCAAGCGTCCATAGCAGTTTTGGCGGCCGAATGGCGTATCAAGATAAGATCGCATGATCATATCTTTTACAGCGTCCATACTTTCTTGTTCAATCTGAACAGCAGTTTTACGGGCAAAGATGCCTTTTTGAATGGCGGCAATGGCCTTATTTGCCCATGCCTCGCATTCATTCATGCATCTTAATTCTGCCTTGTTCGCTTTCTCTGCTCGCCGTACAGGAAAGTTGGAAGGACCGGCGATCATAGTTGAGATACAGTTGCTACGGGCCGCAGTAAGTCTGCGACGAAGTTCGAGAAAACGCACCTTGAACCTGGTCAATTGCTCGGCCAGATAGGTACGTTGCTCGTTGTTGGTACACAACTGCTCAAATTTCTGCACTCGTGCGTTGAACCATTCAACACACATTGCAATTTCATCTTGTGCTCGTTTTTCCGGCATAAAACTTGTGCCACAGTATGAGCGGCGAATTGTTTCATAGTCAAAATCTTCAGCGGTCAATTTTTCATAATTCATGTTATCCACTCTCTCTTTTGCTTCAGTTCCAGCCGCCAGAATTGGCGACTGGTCAGAAACAAAACTTGGTATTGCTCTCAGGTTCACGGGCTGCTCGTTTCTTACATCCACCCGCGCGCCGCTATCCCGGAGACGCTAGTCGCTGAAAATAATGTCGGATAAAACCATATGTGCGAGGCAGCAATCTCTGTCTTCGTCCATAAAGATGATTTTGGCGCGCCCGTCACCCCATCCAAAAAAGCACCCGCGTTTTTCCTTTTTTTTTATCGTCGTAAAAGCAGACCTCATCTCCTATCTTCAATGCGGCGCACCGTTTGAAGTGGGCAATCGCCTCGTCTTCCGTGTCGAACTTTACGCACGCTTTAGCCCTTTTTTTTCCGCCGTCGGCCAGAGCTTCAAAAAGTTCTTTCAGGTCATTACTCATCTTAATTTCTCCGTTTTGTTGGTTGACGGTAAATTCTGCTTCATTTCCAACTACCGGCATCCCGGCAGTTGGTTAAAAGCAAAATTTGTGTGTTGATCTCGGTTTCACGGCCTGATCCTTATGTCGTCCAGCCGTGCGGCGTTCTCGTCGCCATCGCCCGCCGCCTTTCGGCCCGCACTCTCACAGAGCGCCATTTTTGCGGGTGCCCCTTCCTGCCGGGCCAGCTTTCTTTTCCGATCCTTCCGCCTTCCTGAGCTTCTCTCGCGGTTTCCTACTGAGCCACGTCCTCCGTATAGGGATCCGCGTCGTTCGGGCCTCTGGAATCCTGCTCCAGGCGGTCGCCTCCGGGTCCGGGCTTTCGTGCTACTCTGGGCCGTGGCCCGTGTTCGCTGCTCTTCCCTGTTGGCAAAGTCAGAATATGATACTAATCATAGCATGTCAATAAAAATTGATAAAAATCATAATTGGGGTTATAAAAAAATCACGCCGAAATTTCGGCGCGATGAGGCCCGACCAGCGGGCACAAAAAAGCCCCTCGGGAGAGGGGCGGGGGGGAAGGAAAACTTTATGAAGAAATTAGAAAAAACTGTATCAATGCGGGTTGAGGAAGTTCAGGAATTGACAGAATTTCTTGAACAAAACGGCATGACACCGTTTGGGGCGTTGCGCACTGCTGTTGAATGTGTATACGGACTGATTGAAAGATATCATGGGCACAACTACGCAGGCCTTATGGACCGTGAAGAGCAAAATGATCAGACTTGGCAGGAGGCAGAAAAACAAATCAATCATTCTTGAATGTTCTGAATAGAATGAAAAGGAATGGTGTCCATTCTATTGCCGTGATCTCCAAGTTTCTCAACCAACAAAACGTAGCAGGAAAGATTTTTGCCACTAATAAGATCACTGATTATTGCCTTGGGGATCACTTTTCTTTTTCCCCACTTGCTATCTGTAATCCATACACTTTTCTCTTCATTGATATATTTTTGAAGAATTTTTTCATTATCTATAGAAGAGAGATGATTTTTCTGGTTCATAGCGATTCTCCACTTAATGTACACCACTAGGGCCAGTGGTTCTGTTACTTCCCCCGCACGTCCGCCCAGGCCCAGATCACGCGGCCCACAATGGCCTTGTCCCAGTCGTCACAGAAGTCTTGCTTCAGGCTGTAAATCATGGGCGGCCATTTTGACCCGTTATCGCTGTAATATGTGACCTGGAAGTCCTCTTTCCGTTCAGTGACACTGACGCGCTTGATCATGCCCGACCCGTCGTCAGGATCAAGCACCAGCATCATATGGCCGGGTTGGGTCACGTCGCGGTCATCGCGGTCAACAAGCACAATGTCGCCGGGGTTCAGCGTGGGCTGCATGGAGGTGGAATTGTGTCCAATTTCCACGGCGATCAAATTCCTGCGATGCCGGATAGCGGGCAGATTTTTGTATGCAAGGAACCAGCTTTTGACCTCATCCTCCGGCAAATAGCCCGGTCCGGCCCCCACCTCACCCACCATAGGTGCCGCAATATAGTCTTCCGCCACCGGCGGCGCGGCATATTCTCCGGCGGGGACGATTCGGGCGTTGACAAAGCAGACGTTTCTATCAATCTCTGCGGGGACCTCTTCAGTTTTTTTGAGTCGTATTTCTCCCCCAAGCCAATCCACAAGTCGCACGAGGGCTTCTCCCCCTACGGTCTCTTGAGAACCCTTGAGAAACCGTGAAAGCGACGCCTGTTGTATACCGGCCTGTCGGGCTATTTGGGTCTGCGGGATGCCGGTTGCTATGAGTTGCCTTCTGAGGTCTTCAAAAAAATTATCTATCATTCTTGCCTTTTTATCGTATCGTATGACGTTTGTCATAATGTTTTTTTTCATTTTGTCTTGCGCATGCATGATTTAAATCATAAAATTCCACCATGAATATAGCACAACTCAGATCAGACTTTTTAATAAGGCAATCCGAGACAGGGATGAGTCAATATCAAATCAGCGCTCGATATGGCGTGCAGCAGGCGGCTATTTCACGCTTTTCTGCGGGCAAATCTGGATTGAGTTTTGAAAGTGCTGCTAAACTGTGGCCTTTTATTTACGGTTGCCACCTTGCTCCTATAGCCACCCCCACCACGCCGCCCGCAGGCGTGTCTGGCGAAGGGGGCGACGATGCTGCATAGCTTCATCTTCATCTACGGCTGGGAACCCGCGCTGTGGTTCGGCGTGTCCGTAGTGGCCTTCTTCGGGACACTGGCCTGTCTGTGGCTGTATGCCGCGAAGGGGTAGGCACATGGAAAAAGAAGCTGTGACTGCCATGCTCTGGGCTTTGGGCGTCGTCTCCCTGCTCCTCGTCTTCTGGTGGATGAAAGGGGATGACTGATGCCCTCCTGCTGGGGTGAGCTCGCGATTCTGACCGGCTGCGCGTGGGCATGGCTCATGCTGCTGATGGGATGATTCGGCCAGTCCCGCCAGGCACCGCCGTATCGCGTCATCGGGTGTCGGGTATTCTGTGCGGCTGTAGGTGCGCCAGAGGATGCGACCCGGAAGGATAACGGCAATACGCCAGTAGGTGGGGCGGACTGAAAGACGGAGCAGGGCGGAGGTCATGACATAATATGGCATGGACACGGGAATGCGTCAGCGTCCCAAGCGATCAAGGAGAAGACAGTGCCCGACTACGAAACCATGAGCGCACAAGAAGCCCTGGCCCTGGCCAAGGAAGCATCCGGCCTGACCGCAGAAGAGATAGCGGCTCGTACCGGCATCAGTGTGCATGTGCTGCGCCGCTACTTCAAGGCCACAGAAGAGTCCTATCTGCCTAGCCTGGAGCGTATCCCGCCCTTGTCGCGGGCGCTGGGCAACACGATCCTTTTGCGCTGGATGCAAGCCAAGGCCGAACCAGAACCATGTGTTGTCCAGCCTGCCGCCAGCATGTCGCAGGTGTTGGCCGCCCTCGCCCGTGTGGCCGCAAGCGTAGGCGATGTGCAACGTCGCCTTGCAGACAGTGAAGAGTGCGGTATTGATCCGGCCTGCGCGCGGGATGTGCGCGGGCTGCTGGGTGACGTAGTGATCGAAGCGCAGCGTGCTCAGGGGATGCTTTACCAACAAGCCCTGGCGCGTGACATTACCGAAGCGACACCACTGTGTTGTCTTGTGAAGAAGCGTCCTTGGTGGCGACGCATCTTTGGGGTGTAGCTATGCCGCATGCCCCTCTGCCCCGTAATGGCGCTCGCGCTGTAGAGATAGCGATACCTAATACCGTCATATACTGCTGGCCTGAGCATGGGAAATGGGTCGCATGGAAGCCGGATAGCCCCGCTGCAAAAGTCTTAAAAAAAGGGGAGTTCATGGCGCTCTACTGCCTTGAGCATGACTGTCCTGCCCAAGCACGCAGGCACTTCGAAGGCAAGCCGAGTTTTAACGAATGGTGGCGGAAACGCAAATAAAAAGCCCGGTGGGGAGCCGGGCTCCGACACATGCCGGTAAAATCAAAATAACGGGTGGGAAATAGCTGTGGAACGCGGATATGTCAAATTATGGCGAAAGACGCTGGACAGCGGGTTGCTTGAAAACGGCCCGGCTTGGCAACTCTTCGGATATCTCCTGCTCAATGCGGCGCACAGACCACATCGTAAAATCGTAGGCGGTGTAGTCTTCGACCTACAACCGGGACAGGTTGTCTTCAGCCGCGCGAAAGCCGCCGCAAAACTGGACCTCAGTGAGCGCCAAATTCGTACCGCATTTTTACTGCTCGAAAAGCTCGAAATTTTGACCAGCAGGGCGACCAACAAATGTACCATCGTTTCTCTTGTAAATTGGCATAGATACAACGGAGATCGACCAGCAGGCGACCAGCAGAATGACCAGCCGATAGACCAGCAGGCGACCAGCACCCGACCAGCAGGCGACCAGCAGACTCCGCCGGTCAGCTTAGATACAAGAATTAAAGAATTTAAGAATAATAATATATATACCGCATCCGCACCGCAGCAACCTCAGCCCGCACCGCCTGACGGCGGCGCGGAGCACACGCCTTCAACGGCTTCACGGTCACGGCAAAAAGAAAATGCCAAACATGAGCCAGATGGGCAGTACATCCTGACTCGCAAAGGGTTTCGCCTGACTGGCAAGCGCCTTTTGGCGTTCAATGGCTTTTGGGAGGCCTTTGCCTATAAGCGCGGCAAGGCCGAAGCCGCGGATGCATGGCTGGGAATCCCACAGCTCACGGATTCGCTTGTGGCCCGTATTTGCGACGCTGCACGGCAGGAGGCCGCAAATCGCCCGCAGGTCGAGGCACGCGGCGGGACGCCTAAGTGGGCGCAAGGATGGCTCGCGGCACGGCGATGGGAAGACTATGTGCCGGATGAGTCGCCGCCGACAGCCAGGGCCAGGGCAGACCCCATTCCGGAGGAACTCACCCCGGAAGAGTGGGAAAAGGCCACGGAGGCACGGCGAAGGCTTGAGGCAAGTCGGCGGCAAAGGGAAGAAAAAGCTTTGGCGGGAAGAGGAATTGAAATATGCGCACAGTAGCAAGAATCGATGACAACCAACGCGACATTGTGGCGGCCTTGCGCCGGGCGGGGTGCTCTGTGCTCATCCTCTCCGGAGTCGGCAGGGGATGCCCTGATATCGCCGTAGGCCGGGCGGGTGTGACGTATATGCTGGAAATCAAGGACGGCAAGAAGGCTCCCAGCGACCGAGAGCTGACACCGGATCAAAAAGACTGGCATACAAAATGGCGCGGTCATGCGGCGGTGGTTCAGAGTGTGGGCGATGCACTCAGGGCCGTAGGACTGACACGATGACCAAAAAGCGCGGCAGGCCAAAGCTATTTCCATGCTGCCCGGAGTGCGGCGAAGATGCACTATCCCTCACAGGTACGCGGCTCCAGGGACATGTCATCAACAGGTGGTGTGTATGCTCTATCTGTGGTGCTCATAACCGATGGATTCAAGCAGGCGAGCATGGTCATTGGGTCCGCGTCCGTGAAATAAACAGTCCAGAAAATACCTCTACCCCTTGCATGTAGCCCCGATGGCCGTGCTACGTTCCCTCCAAACTGGAGCGAAGCATGGCTGATATCGAGTACATCTCCGATTTTCTCAACACCCCCGGAGTCGAAGGGAAGCGGCAGACGCGGGGTTACATCCCGGCCTCTCCCGGCAATTTCATCGGGACCCAAGGGCAGAACCCTACGCGCTATAAAGCAATCGGTGCATCCGGCGTGACCATCGCCACGGGCTGCGACTTGGGGCAAACCGACGTGGCCACATTGCGCGCCTATGGCATGCCTGATGCCATCATCAACTCGCTGACCCCTTACATCGGCCTTAAAACCTCCCGTGCTATCGTCAAGCTGGCACAGTTACCGCTGAGCATCTCCCCCGGCGCCGCCGCCGAGATCGATCATTGCGTGCATCGCGGCTACCTCGATCGCTACGTACGCCCGGCATATGGAAAGGCCTCTGGCGTGAACTTTGACGATCTGCCCAAGCAGGCCCAAGCCGTCATTTTTTCGTGCTGCTTCCAGAAGGGCTGCGGCGGCGTGCGGCGCGACTGGCCCAAGCTCTGGGGCTATCTCACGCGTCAAGACTGGAGCAAGGCCACGCATGAGCTGAAATATGGCTTCACGCAATATAAAGCACGCCGCCGGATCGAAGGCGAACTGCTCGCGGAGATTGCGCAATGTTCGGCCTGATCAAGTCCCTGTTCGGCTTGGGCGGCAAGGCGCTGGACAAGGTTTTTCCGGACCGGGCCGCCAGCCGAGAGGCGCAGGCGCGCATCAACGAGGCCGAGGTCAACGGCGCTCCGGCATCTCGGCTGCGGCTCTGGCGCTCTTTCCTGGGGTGGGTGCTCTCCGTCGCCTTTCTCTGGGAACTGCTGCGCCCGGTCATTCTGCATTATATCCCTGCTGCCGATCTGCCGCCTAGCATGGTCAAGGAAATCAGTGCCCTGCTGCTGGCCATGTTGGGTATGGGGTTCTGAGATGGACGAAGTTTTGACTCAATGCCAAGGGGGAGGGATGCCGACAGCGCAAGACGTTGCGAATGAGGGGCGGCTGGCGCGGATTGAAGCTAAAGTTGACGCCTTTTCCCTGCGCTTTGAAGAAGTTTTTGTCTCGCAAGTCCGCGATCATGGAAAACGCCTCCGTGAAAATGAGGCTTTGATTCAAGAGCTGCGATCAGAATTGGCAGAGATCAAGGGCAAACGTGATGGAAGCAAGGCTACCGTCGCCCTGATTTTCAGCATTGTCACCGGCGTGTCCGGCTTTGTGGGCGCGCTGATCAGCAGGATGTTGTGATGGCGGGCAAAGATAATCTCAAGCCAGTCCGAACCGAGGGCGAAGCGAGGAGCAAGGGCCGCAAGGGCGGTATCGCATCCGGACAGGCCAGACGCGAGAAGGCGACGTTGCGTGCTGCCCTGGAAGTACTTCTTGAGCGCAAGGGAGAAGACGGAAAGACAGGACGCGAGGCATTGGCCGTGGCCCTCTATGACCAGGCTCTCAAGGGCGACGTGCGTGCTTTTGCGGAGCTGCGCGACACAGTGGGCGAGAAGCCCACAAACAAGCTGGAGATGGGCGGCGACCTGAGTATTGCCGCCGTCATTGAGGAGGGACGCAAACGTGTTGCAAGGCTCCGCTGAAGCAGACGCACGGCTTGCCGCAGAGATAGCGGGCTATGCTGCCGATCCCCTGGGTTTCGTGCTTTTCGCGTTCCCCTGGGGCGGCGGTGCGCTTGCCGATTATCCCGACGGCCCGGACGTATGGCAGCGCGAGATATTGCGCGGCATGGGTGAGCAGCTCAGTACCGGTGCCTCCGCCGCCTCCGTTATCCGTGAGGCCGTGTCCTCAGGGCACGGGGTGGGCAAGTCCGCGCTGGTGGCGTGGATCATCCTCTGGGCCATGTCCACCTTCTCCGATACGCGCGGGGTTGTCACTGCCAACACCGAGAACCAGCTCAAGGGCAAAACCTGGGCAGAGCTTGCTAAGTGGCACCGGCTCTGTCTCTGCGGCTACTGGTTCGACTGCACGGCCACGGCGCTCATCAGCACACAGGCCGGGCATGAAAAGACTTGGCGCGTGGACATGGTGGCATGGAGTGAGCGCAATACCGAGGCTTTCGCGGGACTGCACAACAAGGGCCGCCGTGTGCTGCTGATCTTTGACGAGGCTTCGGCCATTCCAGACGCGATCTGGGAAGTCTCCGAGGGCGCGCTGACCGACGCGGACACCGAAATCATCTGGTGCTGCTTCGGCAATCCCACACGCAACACGGGGCGGTTCCGGGAATGCTTCGGTCGCTACGCCCACCGCTGGAACACACGCCGGGTGGACAGCCGCACTGCGGCCATGACCGACAAGAACCAGCTTGCCCAATGGGTGGAGGACTACGGCGAGGACAGCGACTTTGTGCGCGTGCGTGTGCGCGGCGAGTTTCCGCGCGCCGGTGACCGGCAGTTCATCTCCTCGGACATTGTGCACGAGGCGCGCGGGCGTTCGCTCAAGCCGGATCAGTATAGTTTCGCGCCCAGGATTCTGGGCGTGGACGTGGCCCGCAGCGGCTCGGACCAGAGCGTCATCACCCGGCGGCAGGGTCTGGCCTGCCTGGAACAACGGAAGTTTCGCGGTCTGGATACCGTGACTCTGGCGGGCATTGTGGCCGAGGAATGCCGGGAGTGGGGCGCGGACAAGATCTTTGTGGACGGCATAGGCGTGGGCGCGGGCGTGGTGGACGCCCTGCGACAGGTCTACGGCCTCGGGCATCTGGTGGTGGACGCCGTGGCCGGGGCAACGGCCCTGCAACCCGAGCGTTTTTTGAACCGGCGGGCCGAAATGTGGACGGCCATGCGCAAATGGCTGGCGGAGGGCGGGGCCGTGCCCGATGACGCGGAGCTGGCCGAGCAGCTTTGCGGGCTGGAATACGCGGTTACGGTTTCGGGCAAGCTCAAACTGGAGAGCAAGGATGACATGAAGGCGCGCGGTCTGACCTCGCCTGACTGTGCCGATGCTCTGGCCCTGACCTTTTACGCGCCCGTGCCCGTGGCTCTGCACGGCGCTGCCCAGCGCAAGGCCCGTACCGAGTATGACCTTTTCGGGGAGGGACGCTGATGAAACTGTTCTACCGGCAATGCGTGGGCAAATCCGTCCGCACCGCCCTTTTCCAGCTCATGCAAGGGGAAGGTTTGCTGGCCTGCGCCATGAGCGCCTGGGAAAAGCCCACGCTCAAGGACTGGCTGACGCTTACCGCCCGGCGCGACGGCGTGGTGCTGCTGCGCTGCGAGGACGAGGCCGGGCAAATCCTGGGCTGCGGCCTGTTCACGCGCCAGCCCTACCGCGTCTGGCAGTTCGATTTCACGGCCTTCCGAGCCGGATTCGCCGTGGCGACGGAACAGGCGCGCGGCGGTTTCCAGTGGGCCTTTGACCATCTGGACTGCACGTCCATCATGGGTGTCTGCCCGCTGCCCAACCGCCACGCCTGGAAACTGGCCGAAGCCTGCGGCTTCCGCGTTCTGGCACGCCTATCCAAGGCCTGCTTTTACGCCCGCAAGGGCAACTATGTGGACGGCGTGCTGGTGCTCTGCACGCCTGAAAGTCTCAAGGAGGTTAGTATGGGATTTGGAACAGGTACGCCGGACTACTCTGCACCCGCTCCTACGCCCAAAGCGGAAGTAACCAAGCCGGTTACGGAAGCGGCCACGGCGGCGCGAGACGCGCAAAAGAAGCGGGCCAGCAAGGCAGCGGGGCTGCAAAGTACTATACTCACCGGCACCCCGTTGGATAATGGCGGCACGTCCGGCGGTAAAACACTGCTGGGGCAGTAGGCGCATATGGCTGCCGACGTTAATGATCTCAACCAGCGCTGGGAGTCGTTGCGTGCCAAGCGTTCCTCATGGGACGTGGCTTGGGACGATCTCTCGCGGCATTTCCTGCCGTTCAAGTTTCGGTCTGACATGGACTCGGACGCGGGGCGCAAACCAGAAATACTCAACAAAAAGATCGTGGACACCACGGGCATTCTGGACATGCGTACCCTGGCCGCCGGGATGCAGGGCGGCATGACCAGTCCCGTGCGGCCTTGGTTCAAAATAACCCTGGAGGATGAGGAGGCGGCCAAGCAGCATGAGGCCGGGGAATGGCTGGATGAAGTGTCGCGGCGCATGCTGACCTTGCTGCACAACTCCAATTTCTACAACTCCATTCACGGTCTGTATGCGGACCTTGGCACCTTCGGCACGGCGCTGATGCTTGAGACGGCAGACTGGACCGGGCTTAATTTCCAGCTGGTCCGCGCCGGTGAATACGTCCTGGATGTGAATGACAAAAATGAGGTGGACACTTTTTTTCGGCGCATGCTGATGAGCGCCCGCCAGATTTTGCTGAAATTCGGAGAACAGAAAGTTCCGGAAGTTGTGAAAAATGCGGTGACGAACAAGAACGCGACGGCATTTGATCAACGCTTTGAAGTGATCCACGGCGTGTTCCCACGCAGAGATCCGGTATACGGCAAGCTGGGCGGCGGCAATATGCCCTTCGCTTCCGTTTACTGGATGCGGTTTTCTGATGGAGGGGGCAAGCCGCATCTCTTGCGCGAGTCAGGGTTTGAAGAATTCCCGGCGTTTGCCCCTCGTTGGGATGTCAACGGCGCTGATGTTTATGGCCGTTCTCCGGCGATGGATGTGCTGCCTGACTGCCGCATGCTCCAGGCCATGAATACTACCGTTGTCAAGATGCTGCACAAAAATGCCGATCCGCCCGTGGCCGCTGCCGCTGAGCTTAAATCTGTCGGCGTGGACCTCACGCCCGGCGGTATCAATTATATCAGCTCAGCCGATGGCCGCATGAACGCCGTGGCCCCTATCCAGCAGATAGCTCCGCAGTCCATCCAATACACCATGCAGGCCATTGAGGGAGTACAAAGCAAGGTTCATGAGGGACTTTTCTCAGACCTTTTCAAAATGCTGATCCAGAATGACCGTCGCCAGATCACGGCCACTGAAATTGAGGCCCGTGAGCAGGAAAAATTGATTCTGGTTGGCCCGGTGGTGGAGCGCCTACACAAGGAACTTCTCTCGCCGGTCATTGAACGCACTTACGAGCTTATGCGGCGTTTTGACTATCTGCCGCCAGTGCCGGACTCCTTGGCTGGAGTGCCCCTCCGCGTCGAGTTTGTAAGCGTGCTGGCACAGGCCCAGCGCATGGTGAGCACGTCAGGCATTGATCAGACCATGTCCTTCGTAGCCAATGCCGCGCAGATCGACCCCTCGGTTCTGGATAACATTGATTTCGACAAGACGGTGCAGCACTACGTGGACGATCTTGGCGCACCGGCAAGCATCCTGCGCTCTGAGGATGCCGTGCAAGCCCTTCGTGAGCAGCGTGCACAGGCACAGGCACAGGCGCAACAGCAGGCAGAGGCAGCGGCAGCCGTCCAGAGCATGCAGGACCTGTCCGGGGCGGCAAAAAATTTAGGGCAGACACCCGTGGGTGCTGACGGGCAGACGGCTATGGAAGCCATTATCGGAGGCTTGGGAGGGCTTTAAATGGACGAGCTATACGACGACGAAAAAGCCAAAGTTAAAGAGCAACGGGAAGCGGCCGCTGCCTATAAGGAACGGCTGTGCGGCGTTGTGCTGAGGCTGACCGAGACCAATGACGGCAAGGAATTTTTGCGATGGCTGATAACAGTCTGTGGCGTTTTGCGGGTGGAATACCCTGCGGACCATGCCAAAGCAGCCTGGGACGCCGGAAAGCGCGAAGTGGGCCTGAAAGTTGTGTCCTTGGCCCATAAGTCTGGCGTGCTGGAACAAATCATTCGGGAGGAGGCAGAACATGAGTGAAGGTCTGGAACAGGCGACCGGCGACGAAACCGCAGAAACCGGCGGTGGGGAAACCCTGCTGACCGCCGAAGCGCCGAAAAATGAAGGCCAGGGCGGACAGACGGCCAAGGAAGACGGGGATGACACGGCTACATCTCCACCGAAAGGCGAGGTTGCCAGCGAGAAGAACGAAAATGCTGGCGGACCGGAACCCTACGAACTGACCGCGCCCGAAGGCTACCCCATGGACGCGGAGGCGCTGAAAGCCTTTACCAAACATTGCCGTGCGGCGGGATTCAGCAAGGAACAGGCCGAGGCTCAGCTTGCTTGGATGCAGGGCAACTATCAGCGCTGGCAGGAGCAGCAGACGACGCAGCGCAAGTCCTGGCGGGAGGAGCTACGGGCTGACAAGGAGTTTGGCGGCGACAAATACGAAATCTCTGTAGCCGAAGCCCAGCAGGGATTAGCGGAGTTTGACAAGGACGACAAGATCAAAACAATGCTGCGGGAAACCGGCTACGGCGATCATCCGGACGTGATCCGCATTTTCGCGCGCGTGGGTCGCGCATTGGCCGAAGACAGAATTCACGGCCAAGGCGGCGGTCAAAGCATGAAACCGTTGGAAGACCGTATGTATCCCGATATGTAAGTAACATCAGGAGGATGTGATAATGGCATATAATAAGGGGCTGGTGATGACGCTGGCCGAACTGGAAGATCATTACAAAGGTACGGCAGCCGGGAATATCATTGAGCTGATGAATCAGACCAATGATATTCTTTCTGACGTATCCTGGATGGAGTCCAACCAGAGCGACGGGCATATGACCCGCATCCGCACCGGGCTGCCCGATGTCTACTGGCGCAGGCTCTATCAAGGCACGCCGCCCTCCAAGTCGCAATGGAGCCAGGTCAAGGAAGGCTGCGGCATTCTGGAAGCCCTGATGGAACTGGACGTGGAGGAGATCAACCTCTACGGCGACAAAGCCAGGGCTTTTCGCCTGAGCGAAGGCAAGGCTTTTGCCGAAGCCATGCGTCAGAAGGTAGCCAGAACGCTTTTCTATGGTGACAGCAATGCCAAGCCGGACGAGTTCAACGGCCTGGCATTGCGCTATCCTTCCAAAGACAGCCCCGGCGTCATTGACGGCGGCGGCACGGCCAAGGGCAAATGCACTTCCATGTATCTGGCTGCCTGGGGTGCGGAAACGGCGCATGGCATTTATCCCAAGGGCAGTACCGGCGGCATGAGCAATGAAGACCTGGGTAAGTACATGACCCAGGACTCGGACGGCCGCAAATTCCAGGTGGTGGGCGACAAATATAACTGGCGCTGCGGCCTGGCCGTCCGTGACTGGCGGGCTGTGGTGCGGCTGGCAAACATCCCTGTGGACAAGCTGACTCTGCGCAAAGGCGAAACAGGCTTTATTGATCTGCAAAAGCTGACCATCATCGCCAAGAATACTATGCCGGAAAACATGCGCAACAAGGCCATCTGGTATTGCAACTCGGATGTGCTCACCGCGCTGGAATTACAGTCCACGGACGCGGGCAATGTGCATCTGGTCTATGGCGAATACTTCGCCTCCAAGGCTGTGCCCAATTTGCACGGGCGACCCATCCGCCAGTGTGACGCCATCCTGTCCACAGAAGACCCGATTTAGGGCAAACGTAAGGAGAAACCATGATCATTGATTCCAATACTGTTTTGCTGGACAGCGCACCCATTCTCGGGGCCGTGGTCACTGGCGACGCTGTGGGCCTGACCTCTTTTTTCAACCCTGGCCGGGAAGAACCCATTCCGGTGTCGGCCAAGGTGGTGGAGGATTTCAAGGGCGGCACGTCAGTGGCCTTCAAACTGCAACAGGCTGAGACCAAAGACGGGAGTTATGAGGATGTGTCCGGCTCCTCCGTCAGCGTGGCCCTGGCCGATCTTGTCAAGGGACAGCGCATCGGCTGGCGTTTTCTGCCGTTCGGGGCGAGCAAACCGTGGCTCAAGATCGTGGCCACGCCCACGGGCACATTCACCGCAGGCAAAGTCTTTGCGGCCATCGTGCGCGAAGATGCTCTGCCTTATGAGAAGGGCATGTACATCGACGGCGGCGTGGTCAAGGGCTGAGATCACAGGCGAAGGGAAGGACGCGGATAAGGCGTCCTTCCCCGCTTGCAGCAAAAAGGTAAGAGCATGGCGAATCCCGGCAAAATACAAATCTGGAATATGGCCCTGGGCTTTATCGGCACGCGGACGGTAGCCTCTGAAAGCGAGCGTTGCCAAGAGGCCATCCAGTGCGCGCTGTATTGGGACAGTGCCCGGCGTCAGGCTTTGCGGGATTTCCCGTATAATTTCGCTCAGGTTCGAGTGCTTTTGGCGGCCAAGCCGGTGCCCGAAGTCTGGAGACAGGAATGGCGCTATGCCTATGGTATGCCGGATGGATGCCTCAAGTTCCACAGCGTGCGTACGCCAGGCGGCAGGGCGCGGCCATTCCGTATTGTGCATGACGCGGATGGATCGTCCCTGATCACTACGGATGTGGAAAAGGCGCAAGGCGAATACACAATGGACGTGGAAAGCCCGTCCCTTTGGGATGATCTTTTTGTGGGCATGCTTTCCCGCAAGCTGGCGGCTATCGTCGCTGTGTCCCTGCTCAAGAATAATCCCAACAAAGTTTCCGAACTGGAGCAGTTGTACCGCGCGGCCTTGGCCGGAGCATATCAGGCCGGAGCGTCGGAACAAAAAGATAAGCCGCAGCCTGATTCATGGCTTGAGGCCAGATGAGGAGTAAGCAATGACGCTGGATACCGCACTGAGCAAGGCGTTGTACCAGGGCAATGGCTCGGCTACACAATTTCCTTTTGCCTTTAAGGTTTGGGAACCTGACCAGATACGCGTGACTGTAACGGGCCCCGGAAGGGAAAGCAGGGACATCACGTCACAAAGCCGGATTGAATTGACGGAAGACGGCGGTGTGGTGACGTATCCCCTGGCTGGCGAAGCCTTGAGTGATAGGTATTTCTTGAGCGTGACGCGCAACATGCCCTTTGTACAGGACATTGATCTGGTCAGCGGATCGAAATTTGACCCCCAGGTCATAGAGGATGGGCTGGACAAGTCCGCTGCCGAACGCCAGCAACTGCGGGAACAGCTATCCCGCGCTGTGATTCTGCCGCCCACCAGCGAGCAGAGCCCGGAAGAGGTTGTGGAGGATATTTACGCCGCCCGAGACGAAGCACAGACGTCCGCCGAAGCCGCCGCCCAGAGCGCGATAGCAGCTGGAAAAAGTGCCGTAGATGCGGCGGAGCTATGCCAAAGAATATCAGGACTGGTCCTGCCAGTGCGCTGACCGGGCAGAGCAGGCGCGCGACGCTGCCTTGGCGCAGGCTGTGGCCACCAATGAGCTTATGGCTGCGGAGATGACCAAGATCAATGCTATCGTGGTCGCCAACAAGGACGATCAGCAGGCGGCAATCGCCGGGGCCAAGGCCTGGGCGGATTCGGATATGCCTCCTGACCCGGATGACCCTGAGAGCAAGAGCGCCAAGACATGGGCAAAGGTCGCTGAAGAAAATACTATCGAAAATCTGCCTGTGACTTCCAAGGCACAGAAAGGCCTGATGCAAGTCGGCCAGCACCTTGAGGTCACCCCAGAAGGCGTCGTGGATGCGCCTGTGGCATCTGAGTCGATGCAAGGCATAGGCCGCAGCGCGACGACGGCGGAAGTGGAAAGCGGCGTCACCGGCGAGAACGGCCCGGCCTGGGTGACGCCGGAAAATCTGGTCCTGGCTTTTAATTTTATCGAGGATTGGCGTAAGTCTTGGATTGGCGTTCCGCGTTTTTGGCGATCTACTACTTTGCCCCCGAATCATGCCTGGCCGGACGGCTCTTTCATCTCGTTTGCAGACTGGCCGGAGTTCAAGGCTGTATACGACGCGGACGGTTTTGCGGGCATGCTGATGCCCTGGGATGCCGATTCAGCCACCCAGGCGGCCAACCTTGGCAAATTTCGGCCGGACGCCGCTACCCCAACCGGTTTATATCTGCCTTTGCATGGCGATAAGTTTTTCCGAAATTGGGTGCTTGGGACAGATCGGGAGGCCGGAGGCTGGCAAGAAGACGCGTTACAGGGGCATGTACACGGATACGGTGGTGCGTCAGAACGCCAGAATTATGTAAACGTGCCCACCATGCTGTCAGTGGCGCCGATAGATAACAACAGCACTGTCAGCATGACCAACGCCCAGAAACAGGCATATGTATCTGACGGCGCACACGGTACGCCGCGCATTGCAAGCGACACCCGCCCAGAAAACACCATAGTCCCCGTGATCCTTTACCTCGGGCGGCCCAAGTAGAGGATGATGGGCTGCCATATGTGTTGAGGCACGTTCTGCGGGCCGGTCGGGACGAAGTTGGAGGCATTAAAATTCAGTGCAAACGTGGGACGCGAGTCACCTGACTGTGTAGAGTTGGCAATACGTGTTACTGACATTGCCCCGGATACTGGTGGCTCAAACGCATCCATAACAAAAGGCTTCGCCGAACCCATGATATTCCGAATCTCGTCCCGGCCCCAAGTTCCCGCCGCCCCATCGGCCCCGAGCACCCAAGCTCGGAAAGGCGAAGTGCGAAACAATAACCCTCAACCATCCAAGGAGATATATGAGCATCACTATGTACACATTCGACCTGCGCATCGGTGTTTTGACCGGCTCCCGGCCCGCCCAGGTTGTGGGCGGTAAGGAGTTGACCGTCTGCGCTGGGGCCACGCCCGTGGCTCCGCCCGCAGACATCCCGACCGGGCACGCGGCCCGCTGGACGGGCAGCGCCTGGGAGGTAGTGGAGGATCACCGCCAGCACATGGATTCCAAAGGCACCAAAACCGGCGGCACGCCCTTCTGGATACCCGCTAAGGGCGACGACTGGCAAAGCCCTCCGCGCTACACCGAGGATCTCGGCCCGCTGCCCGAAGGGGCCGTGACGGAGCGTCCGGAAAAACCAGCGCCCACAGAAAAAGAGCTTTTCGCCACTCTGCGCGCCGCGCGTGACGTCCGTCTGGCCGAATATGACACGCTGATGGCGCAACTTGCACGATGGCTCCGCATTGCCACCACGGAGAGCGCCACCACTGCTTTATACGCAAAGATCGCCGAGTTGGACACATGGGCCGAGGCCTTGTGCGCTCTACCGAGTGCAGACGGCGCACCCTGGGACGGCGGCGGGGAAAACACACCTTGGCCGGAACAGCCCAATGTTCTCGGAACGGAGTAGGGATGTCGCGCATAGCCTACAAGAACTTTACCGGGGGCGAGGTTTCCCCCACTCTGACTGCCCGCTATGATTTGGCCCGCTATGGCACATCCGTGCAGTGTATGGAAAATTTCATTCCCGGCCTGCATGGAGATGTAAGCCGTCGTCCGGGCACTCGCTTCATTGCTGATCTAGGGAAGTATTCTGTCCTGATCTCCTTTAGTTTCAATGTTGAGGCAGACCAAAATTTTTGCCTGATTCTTTCGGACAAGCTCCTGCGAGTATCAGATGGCACGCGCCTGTTGTCCGCGTCGGTGGAGACGCCATATGCGGCGGCGGATCTGCTGCAAATTTCATGGGCACAGGTGGGCGATGTCGTCTACTTGGCTCACCCCTCTTATCCCCTGCATAAGATTCTGCGAACCGACGCACCGGCGGATACAGAAGAACGTTACGCCTGGAACATTGAGAAAGTCATCCTCAACGAAAGCATTCCAGCCCCTGGCGCGCCATCCGTGACGTTTAACGGGGAGGGCGGTTCCTACACTCTGCGCTACAAGGTTGTGGCCGTGGATGCTGACGGGCGCGAATCGCTCGCATCTCCTGCAGGAGCCGCCTCCAACGGCAAGCATCCCAGCGATTGGGTGCAGGGCAATTCCGCGACGATATCATGGAAAGGCGTGGAAGGCGCTACGGAATACAACATTTACCGGGAAGAGGCCGGATACTTTGGCTTCATCGGTGTGCATCAGGCCGGGAACACTACGGCTCCCCCAAGCGAAGAACAGCAGCAGGCGCTCCAGAATCTGCTCAATGCGGCCGAGACCAAGGAAGGCCAGCGGGACCAGGCCAAGGTGGAGTATGACCGCCTGAAAACCAGCTACGACGCACAGTGCTATATCACCAATGATGGTTCCACCAGCGAATCCACCTCGCAGGCCTGCCGCAACCTGAAGGCTCAGCGTGAGGCCGCGCTGGCGAGTTACAATGCGCTTGCCTCTGAAGCCTCGAATCTGCGTGGACAGTACAATACGCTCTATAACAGCCTGTACCCCACGTTTTCCTTCATCGATAACAACTACGAGGCCGACACGGCGGACACCCCCAAGGAAGACTGGGACCCCTTTGCCGACGGAAACTATCCAGCCACGGTGAGCTTCCACCAACAGCGCATGGTGCTGGGCGGCGGCAAGAAATCACCGCAGACCTTTTACATGAGCCGCACCGGCGACTTCGAGAACTTCCGCAAGTCCCGTCCAGTGCAGGACGACGATCCCGTGGAATACATGGTGGCATCCGGCAGCATTGATGCCATCCAGTGGCTTGCCAGTTTTGGGGAACTGCTGATCGGCACATCCGGCGCGGAGTACAAGGCCAGCGGTGAAAGCGGCGTGATCACGCCCAAGAACGCCAGCATCACGGCCCAGAGCTATTGGGGCTCTTCCGGTGGCCTCGCCCCCCTGATCATCGGCAACTCGGTCATGCATGTGCAGCGCCATGGCGCGCGCGTGCGCGACCTCTTCTATTCGCTGGAAAAGGACGGTTACGCTGGCAATGACCTGTCGATTATGGCCCCGCATCTCTTCGACGGGTACAGCCTGAAACAGTGGGCCTATCAGCAGACGCCTGGTTCTAATATCTGGTGTGTACGTGAAGACGGCGTGTTGCTCTGCCTGACCTATCTCAAGGAGCACGAAATTTACGGCTGGTCCCGTCAGCTTACGGCTGGTGAAGCCGTCTCGGTAATGAGCATGTCCGGCACCAATGAGGACGTGATCATGCTTGTGGTACGGCGCACCATTGGGGGACAGGAGCACTACTTCCTTGAGCGCATGGCGGAGAGTTTCGGACCCAATACGCCTATTGAGGACGCCTATTACGTGGACTGCGGCATCACCGCGAGCCGCGCTGAACCCTCTGAAATTGTGGATGGCCTGGACCATCTTGAGGGCTGCGAGCTGGCCGTGCTGGCGGACGGCAGCCCGGTGGAGGGGCTCTTCGTGCATGAGGGCCGCATTGAGATTCCCTATCCGGCCAAGGTGGTACATGCGGGATTGCCTTTTGCCTCGGCCCTCTCCCCGTTGCCTGTGGAAACCGACGCTCAGACCGGCAGCACGTTGGGCAAACGCCGGGCCTACGGCAAGTGCGTAGCGCGGTTCTTTCGCAGCGTGGGCGGCCGTTATGGCGCGGAGCGGGACACACTCTACGATTTTCCCTTTCTGCCGGAACGATACGGCGAACCCTGCGAGCCGTTCAGCGGGGATATGGAGTTCACGCCCGGTGGCGGCCAGGAGGCGGAAACATCCGTCTGGCTGGTGCAGGACCGGCCCATGCCCATGCATATCGTCGCTCTGATGTGCGATGTGGATTTCGGGGAGGTATAGATGCTCCACGCCCGTGAAAAGCTGTCTCCGTCCCTTTGGGAGGAAATAACGCCCCTTTTGCAACGCCACTGGAATGAGATTGCCCTACGCGACGTTTTCGGACCCGTGGATATCGACAAGGACGCCTACGGGCGCGCGGAGGCCTCCAACATGCTCCGCGTGTACACGGCGCGGCGCGAGGACGGTTCCCTGGCAGGCTACGCGGTCTATTTCGTCATGCCCAATTTCCACTATCACAGCAAGTTGGTGGCGGAAGCGGATGTCTTCTTCCTTGTTCCAGAAGAGCGGCGCGGGCTGACCGGCTTGCGCCTGCTCCGTTTCGCGGACCGGGAACTGCGCGGCGAAGGCGTGAATGTGATTGTTCAGAAGGTCAAGGTGGCTCACGACTGTGGGGTGCTGTTCAAAAGCATGGGATATACGCATGCGGAAAACGTCTGGATGAAGGTGGTTTAGCATGGCATTCAGCGCGGTTATGGCCGGAGTCGGCTTGCTGGGCACAGCCGTCAGCACGGTAGGGTCCTATCAGCAGGCCCAGCAACAGAAGGCGGCCGCCGAGTATCAATCCGAGGTGGCCAAGCAGAATCAGGAGCTTGCCCAGGACCAGGCCAAAGCCCAGCGCAAAGAAGGTTATGAAGGCATGATCCGTAAGCGCCAGGAGGTTGCCGGGCTTATCGGCAGCCAGCGGGCCATTGCCGGGGCGAGCGGCGCGCAGGTGGATCAGGGGTCATTCCTCGACCTCAACCTGGACACGGTGGAGAAAGGCGAGATGGATGCCCTTGCCATTTATCAGCAGGGCCTGGACAAGGCCCACAACTCGGAGATTCAGGCCGGGAACTCCGGGCAGCAGGCGCAAGCCTATGCCTGGCAGGCTGACCGCAGCAATCCCATGCTGGCCGCAGGCACAACGGCCATTGGCGGTCTGACGCAAGTAGGCAGCAATTTCGGGTCAAAGTTGTGGGGTGGCGGCAGCACGAACTACTCGAAGGATGCATTGAGGGCGACCAACTACATCCCGGGCCGCAACAAAAGCATCTGGTCAGCCTAGAAGGGGGAATAACATGGGCACAACGTCTTTTCGCGCACCGGCAAAGCGCAGCCAAGCCAGCATGCCGGAGTACCAGCGGCAGGACTTCGCCACGCCCGGCGCGGACGCATCGGCCCGGCTCTCGGATTCTGCGGCTGGCATTTATGAGCGCGGCGCGGATCAGACCGGGCGTCAGCTCATGGCGCTGGGCGGGGCCATGCAGCAGGCCGCCAAGGTGGGGGATCAACTCTATGTGGATTACAGCAAAACCAAGGGCACAGAGGCCTATAATGCTTTTCAAGACGCCATGCGCGACAAGCTCTATGGCAAGGACGGTATTTTCAACAAAAAGGGAGAGGCCGCCCTCAACTCTCCTGCTCAGACTGAGACAGCCATTCAGAAAGCAAAAGAGGAAGTTTCTCAAAACTTGAAGGTGTCCGGACTAGGCCGCCAGTTCTTTGACCGTTACGTGGACATGTACCAGCGGGAAACTTTACCCCAAGCCCAAAAGCACGCCACGACAGAATGGAACAACTGGCAAGTTTCCACGTATACGGCGCGTGCTGAGCAGGCCTTGCAGGACAGTCTGGCCCACAAAGATGATCCCGGTACATATATCTCCAGCGGAACCGCCGCCACAGAAACCCTGTTGAAACTTCGCGGGGCCAGCGATGAAGCTATCGCCCTGGGAAAACAGAGGTTCCAGTCCGCAGCCTGGACACAGATTGCACAGAGTTTCCTGACGGATGGGAACTTGCGCGCTGCATCAAACATAGCGAAAAGCAGCATCATTCTTGGCGAGGATAAAATACGCCTGCAAACCGCCATCAGGACCGAAGCAAAGCGGATGGAGGCGGAGGCCAGAGCGCAAAGCCAGATGAATTTCCTCAATGCGTTTGCTTCCGATCCGCTGAAAGGCATAGCTGAAATTTCCACGCCGGAAGGGCAGGCCAAATACGGCATGGACGCAAAAACCGCTATGGGCCTGCGGGGAATGCTACAGACGCAGTGGTCCTTCAATAAGCAAGTGGAGAAGGAACAGCGCGACAACTACACCACACAGACCATCAATGGCATTTATGACGTACTGACCGGCGACCCACAAAAAGGCGTCGCCCCGGACCCGGCCAAGGCCTATCAGTTGCTGCAGGACTCCAGCCTAGACGCTGTGGCTAAAATTGAAATGGGCCGCAAGCTCGAAGAAGGAACCTTCGGCAAAGTGCGCGATCCCGGCGCGGTCAATGATATGGCCCGGCGCATTGTGAGCGGGGAGATTGCCAGCGACGCCCCCATAGACGTCATGCTTGCCCTGGGTCAGGCCAGCGTGGGGGATGTGGCGGCGCTCAAAGCCATGCGCAAGGACATGGAAGGCCCGCTGAAGGATTACGGCAAGCGCTGGGACAGCCTGGTCAATAACGCTTATGCCCGCTCACAATTTGCATCTGGTACCCCAGAAGCCGCCATCAAGGAAGACAGAGCGCGCAGCCAGGGGATGAAGCTTATCAAAGAAGCTTATGACAAAGGCGGCGACGCAGCTGTAGAAAAGATTTTTGAGGGGGACATACTACTGAATGTATTACGTAATAATGCCACAAATCTTAATGATGAACTGGAACATATGAATACAGTCATTAAGGCGGGGAGCCCTCAAGATTCAAAATTGCATCGTCCTGGGGAATCTGGGGCTGAATACTTGATCCGTAGGCTAGGGAAGGTTCCGAAACAGTATCCGGAGGGATAGTAATGCAAGATCAAAATATGACGCAGGACCCGGTATTGCTGTTAAAGGAAGGCGGATATTCGGATGTGGAGGTAAGGGAAACTTTACAGCCATTGTTGCAAGAAGGAGGTTTCTCAGATCAGGAAATCAACGCTTATTTCAAACGCTATGAGCCTGCATCCATCCTGGATGCCATCCAATACGGCTTGCAAGGTTCCGTGACCGGCCTTGCCATCCGCGAAAAATTGCCGGACGCCCTGACCCCGGAACAGGCGGCCGATCTGCCTTTCTTGCAGCGCGTGGGCGTGCAGGCCGGTACGCTGGTGGGCGATCTGCCCACAATGGTGGCCGGAGGCATTATGGGGGCTTTCGGCGGCCCGGCTGCGCCTGTGACCGTCCTCGGCGGCGCTATGGCGCTGACTGAGGGAATGCGCGCCATTTACATGGAACAAATCAAAAATGGCGATGTGCAGAATGTCGAGCAGTTTGCTCAACGCATGGGGATTGTCCTGACGGAAGCGGGCAAGGGCGGCGTTATCGGCGGGGCAACGGGCGGCGCGGGAAAACTGGCGGGTATGGGGGCCAGGGCAGCCGGGGCCGGGGCGCTGGGTACAGGCGCGGCAACAGTGACGGCGGAAGTGGCGACCATGCCCACTGTAGCGGCGGGGCTGGAAGGCCGCTTGCCGGAACCAAGGGAGTTTGTGGACGCCGCCGTGCTGGTGGTCGGACTCAAGGCAACCGGTGCGGCTGTGCGAGCAGTGGTGGACACCGGAGCTCGGCTGGTTCCCAAGCTGCGGGAAACGTACGCCGCAACCGGTAAAGACCCTGCGCAGGTGCTGGAAGACGCTCGCGTGGATGGGACCGTGCGTCAGGATTTGCTTTCCATCAACCGGGATGTGCCGGAACGCTATGTGGCTGAAGCGCGGGCTGCGGAAGAGGCGCGGGCCTCACGCCCGGCGACGGAAGGCGAGCAGCGTGTGCAGCCGGTTCTGGACCAGATCAAGGAAGGAGAAACGGTTGACCCGGCGGCGCTGGAGGGCTTGGCGCAACAGCACCCCTGGGCGCGGGCCGCGCTCAACAACATTGCCGGGCCCGAAA